CTAGGAGAACGCATAGAATGCCGTGCCTTCGCCAGACCACCCTTCCGAGACGAGTCTGTTGTACTCGGATGCGCTATCCGTAAACATGTAGCACTTGTCGTATGGGTTGTGCAGGCGGTACACGGGGGTAAGTGACTTGTTGCCTACCGCCCCAAGCGACTGCCACGAAGCCCATTCTTGATTGCCTGCCTTAGTCCTCGTGTACACGAGTTTCCCGCTGTTGAGGTAGTTATTGATGATTGTCTGGTTAATCCAGTCACCTGTCTTCGATACGAAAAGCAATGCCCACGTAATGCCGCTTGGCATGTTCTTCGTATTGGTAGTTAAAAAGTATTTTCCCGGAGTTGTGGCGGAGTCAACGTCACTGACATAGCCATTGTTCCCGCCAAGTCCATGCTGTGACAGATACTCATCGCTAAGTCCCAGGTTGCTTATGGCCGCAGCCGCGTTCGTGGCCCCAGTGCCGCCCTGCGCGACCGGTAGCGGGAACGTCGGTATCCATCTGTGCTGAATCTTCGAACCGTTGAGCACCGGGAGCCACGTGTCGTTGTTGTCCTCGGTGCCGAGGTCGAGCGTGTATCCCCCTGTGATGGCCTTGAACGCCTCAGCAGCCGTCGTGGCCCCGGTGCCACCGTGCGATATCGGTAGCACACCGTTCTTACCGGTGCTCACTATGCCGGTCACGAGCGGCACGTAGGCGAAAGTGTCTACCACCACCACGTCACCCACGCTGGCCCCGGCGCAGTCCGTGGTCACGCGAATCGCGCCGACGCTCATGGGGTGCGACGAGTCACCGAAGTCGACCTCTACGGTGCCGTCAGAGTTGACCTTGGTCACAGTTGCGAACGTGCGCGACATTCCCGCGCTCCTCGCCGCGTCCTCGGCAATCCTTGCGATGCGTGCCGCAGTCTCGCGCCCTATCGAGCGCATGGCGCTAGACTCCTCGCGCGACAGCTCAGCCATTGCTCGCCCTCCTCCTGAAGATTCGCGCCTCGCACTCGATGGGGCAACCGCCCACGAGCCTGATGGTCTGCGTCCTTATCTGGAACCTACCGGTCACGTCCCCGCTGGGGAAGTCGATGTTGATTGCCTGGTTGATTCCCACGGGCGCGTAGGTGTGGGTGAACGTCTCGCGCTTGATTATCGACTGCGCCGTGCTCAGGAGCGACTTGGCGCGGGCGTTGGCGTAGGTGGTCATCTCGGCGTCGGTCTTGCCCTCCGGCAGGTCCTGGTAGGTGTACGCGGTGGTAATCGTGCGTCCGCGCGACACCGTGGAGAGGTCGCTCGCCGGGTCAGTGTCCCACGCCTCGCCGACGATAACCTTGCCGGTGCCGTCGCTCAGGGAGCCGTAGCGCACGATGACGTGATTCGCGGCGCTGGTGTAGTCGCGCTCCTCGCTGAACTCCCCCACGAACTTGGCGGTCGGCCCCTCCACGAACGACCACGATATCGGCATCTCCGCCGGGTCGCGGTACTTCTTGAGCACCACGCGGCCCATCTCGTCGGTAATCGCCGCGCGGAAGTTCGCCAGCGAGAGCAGGTCGTTCACGCAGTCGAGCTTCGTGGACCCGGTCTCTGAGTTGTTCTGCTCCGCCCCGATGCCGTACATGCGGACGTTGGTGGTCTTGTAGTCAGACGAGTCCGCGATAACTTCGAGGCCGACGCCACGGCACACGGAGGCCGCGTAGTCCACGGCGTTGGTGCCAGCTGGCACGGTTGTCGGCGCTGCAAAGCTGTCATCGAGAAGCTCCTGCAGGCGTCCGTAGAGCTTGACCGAGTATGTGGAGGCGGTGTTCCTCACGCTGCGTGACGGCACCACGGGGAGGAAGGTGCCGAGCGGCACCTCGACGCTCGCGCCATCGTCCCACTCGGCGTCGAGGAAGACGCGCAGGAAGTTCGGGCCGAAGTCATAGTCGCTGGCAAGCGACACATCCGCGCTCTCCTTGATGCGTGTATCGTCGTTCCTGGTGATGGTGCCGCCGCCGAGCACCGGCACGTCCGAGTCAAGCTCAAGCCCGGTCGCGCGGGAGACCATGGCGAAGCGGTACCGCGTGAAGGCGATTCTCCTGTTCCAGTACGTGCTGTCGAAGCTAGCCACGGACAGGCTCCTCCCACACGGTCTCGGTCACGTCGGCGGAGACCGAGAACTGGTCGTACGTGCCCGCCTCGTAGCCGAGGGTGAACTTGGCGTAGACGCGGTGAACGCCACCGTAGAAGTCCCTGAGCCAGCACATCGCCGAACGGTGGTCGCGCACGATGGAGCGCAGGCGCGTGTAGTCAGACGAGCCGTACAGCACGTACGAGCGCGAGCCGCTGATGTCCGTGTTTCCGTCCGGGTAGAACGTCGGGAGGCTCGGCGTGTTGGGGCCGAGCGCGAAGTGGTAGGACTCGCCGCTGTGCGTCACGCTCGCGCTCGCCTTTGCGTCGTACGCGAGCCTCACGCACGTGCCGCCGTCGCTGCCGAAGTTGAACGCCTCGCTGCCGTCCGACGCGACGAACGCCTTGTAGTCGCGGCTGAACGAGGCCCCGGAATCGCTGACCGCCGTGACGCGGTACGCGAAGTCGACGTTGAGCGGCACCAGGTAGTCGTTGAGGGTCTGGCCGCTTGACACGCTCGCGTCGAGCATGACGGTGGTGCCGTCCGGGTTAATACGCTCAACGGTGAAGTAGGATGTGGTGACGCTCCCGGTGGCGTCCCCGCTCTTGACGGTCACCACCTCGTACAGCGCGTCCGTGTTGGTGAGCACCTCCGCGATGGGTGCGTTCGGCGATGTCCACGCCACCGTGAACGCCTTGCTCGCCGAGTTGGTGAAGGACGAGCCGCCGCGCACGGTGACCGAGACGGTGTACGTCGCGCCGTTCTCTGGGAGCATGTCATCCGTTGTTACGGTGACCGAGGAGACGCCGGTGGCCGGGTTCGCCGAGAACAGGGCGGTCCCGTTGGCGTCCGTGATGGTCACGGACTGCGCGGTGATGCCGGTCTCGTCGGTCGCGGACCACGTCACCGTGAACGGCATGCGGTCGACCGAGTCACCCGACGTTACCTCGACGCTGGGGAGGTCGTACACGTTGGTTACGGACGAGTCGGACCAGAGTCCCCAGCCGTCGTTGGACTCCGCCCACAGGCCCTTTGTCCTCACGCGGAACGAGTAGGTGCCCTTGGAGGAGACCGTGACGGTGGTCGAGATTGCCGTGCCGGTCACGCCTGTCGTGCTCACGGTGCCGCTGGGGTCCGTGACCTCGACCTGGGACGCGCTGATTGCCGAGCCATCCGGGTGGTTCGGCGTCCACGACACGGTGACCGACGTGCCGGACGGCGCGAGCGACGGCACGGAGACGGACGGGGCGAGCGGCTGCGCCATGGTAACGATGCTTCCGGTGGTGGCCGTCCACGCAGAGTAGAGCGTCCCCTTGTAGGCGCGTGCGCGGTACCAGTTGTCACCGGCTGCGGAGGCCATGTGCGCGGTCTCCGAGGACTGCGTGACGGTCTCGCCCCACTCGCCGTCCGCGCCCACGCGGTGCTCGAACTGGTAGCCGTCGACGTACGCGGACGAGCCGGTTGCCGCCACGCTCACGGATGTCGCTCCGGTCGAGATGGCGCTCACGCTAGTTGGCGCGGTGGGCGTGGTGTACACGGTGCCGGTCTGCGCGTAGGCGGTGAGTCCCGTGGGCGTGTACGCGACAACCTGGTATGCGTAGGAGTGGCCCGCGCTCGTGGAGGTGTCAGTGTAGTTCGTGACTGAGTTGCCGACTGTGGCAATCTGCGCGAACGAGCCGCCGTCCACGGAGCGCAGTATGCGAGCGCCGCCCCACGACACCGACGCCGTGGATGGGTTGGCCCACTTGACGAGCACCGACGTGTCGCTCTTGTAGGTGGCCGCTGCGTTGGTCGGTGCCTGCGGCGTCGTGTAGTAGGCGCTCGTGTACACCCAGCCGCTCGAATACTTCGAGTTGCTGTGGCGTGCCGCGAAGACGTACTTGTGGCCGACGGCGGTCGTGTAGTTGACGCTTGGCGAGAGGCTGCTCTGGCTGGACACGTCGACGTACGGGCCGTTGTCCACCGACACCCTTACGAGCGTGCTGGTCGCGGAGTTGGAGGCGTTTCTGCCAGCCCACACCTTGACGGTGCAGGACGTGTCGCTGTTCCTCGCCACCGAGACCGACGATGGCGCGGCGGGCGTGGTGCGCACGTCACCCGCAGAGACGTGCGTCGAGCTTCCAGCCGGGTTGTTAGACCAGACGTTGTATAGGTACTTGTGGTTGGCGGACGTTGTTGTGTCGGTGAACGAGGTAACGTCCCAGCTCACGGTGCCTAGCTGCGCCCAGTCACCGGTGCCGTCCGTGAGCCTTGCGATGCTCACGCTCGACCACGGGTAGGCGTCATCGGAGCCGGTGTAGTCGGTGCCCCACGAGACGGTCTGGCTCGCGTCGCTGTTGCTCGTGACCGTGGCGTTCTTCGGTGGCCTCGGCGTGCTGTACGGTCGAGCCGGTATCGAGAGGCTCACGCTCGCGTTCGAGGTGCCGTTGCCGTATCCGCCGGTGACGTTGTACTGCGCCCACACCTGCACGGTCCTGTCCTGGCCGTAGTACCTCATGAAATAGGTGTCGTACGAGATGTATGTGGTGGTGGCGCCGTTGCCCTGGTTGAGCGAGCCGGACCAGTAGCGCGTCTCGTCGTTGGTGCTGCCAGCCGAGCCGTTGGCGTACACGTTGAACGGCCAGCGCGTGTACACCTTCGCGTCCACGTGGATGTACACGTACTCGTCGGTGGTGCTCGTGACATAGGCGTTGACGCCCACCTGCCAGTAGTTACCGGAGGACGTGCTTATGCTGTTGCCCCATGACTCTGCCATCTATACCCCCATGTCGGCAACCATGCCGAACTCGCCGAACAGCTCGCCGATAAGCTCCTGCGCCCTCGGTGACGCATCGCGCAGCTGCGCCCCGTTGATTGTCAGGTTCCAGTTGTTCGTGGTCATGTTCCCGCCACGGTCCCCGTACTTGGAGCCGTAGCCGCCCACGGCGCGTGCCCCGAGCGACGGCACCGGCACGCTCGTCGCGTCAGCCACGGCAAGCGCAGCACGCCTCACCTCGGGGATGCCGCGCTCCATGCCGCTTGCGATGTTCTGCGCGAGGTGCATGCCGGAGGTCACGCCGCCGCGCTCGGAGCCGGACCAGGGACCCTCGTCTGGCACCGAGAAGTGCAGGATGTTCGCAGCCGCGCTGGCTATCCTGTTCGCGGCGTCCCTCACCCAGCCGAGCCCCGCGCTGATGCCCGAGGCGAAGTTCCCGGACAGGTGCGTGCCCCACACGTACGAGTTGCCGTAGTTCCCGGCCATCATCGCGTTGTTGGCGATGGCGTTCGCCTGCGCGAGCACCCTCCCGGAGTTGGCCCCGATGCCGGAGGCGAACTTGCCCGAGGCGTCGCTGCCGTATCCGCCGAGCGTCCTGGCCGTACCGGATGTCTCCCCGGTCACTGCGGAGTAGAGGCCGTAGCCAGCTGAGGACGCGCTGCCTACGTAGGCCGCAATTCCACCGGAGAACAGCTTGCCCGCACTGCTGCCCTCTGTCGAGAGGTCCTTCGCGGTGCCGTTCACGCCGCTCTCCGCGCCCTGCTTGAGCGACGAGCCAGAACTCTTGACGGGGTTTAGCCAGGACAGCAGGCCGGAGTTGAGGCCGGAGCCGGAGTTCGAGCCTACGTCCGTCATGTTCTTGACGAGGTCGCTGATGCCGTCGAGCACCGCCTGCCCGAGGTTCGCGGAGCTTGTCTTGGGGCCATCGCTGTTCTCGTCAATACCGTTGGCGAGGCCCGCGTCAACGTCAGAGCCGAGTTCGTAGAACTTCACGGATGGAGAGTGCGAGTCGAGCGATTCCTTCGCCTTCTCAAGCACGTCCTCTCCGAGCAGCGCGGCCTCCTCCTCGGAGAGCGTGCCGTTTGCGATGCCGTCGGCAAGTCCCGCGTCGATGTCACCGCCGAGGATGTTCGCGGCCTCGGTGAGGTCACCGCCGGAGAGCTTGAGCGCCACGAGAGAGAGCATGTGGTACGCGGCATCGCTGGGAGCGCCGCTGTTGGACTCAAGCGCGGAGGCAAGCTCCTCCGGGATGTCGAATCCATGGTCGCGCATGTCCGCGACGAGGCCGGACCAGTCACCGTTCTTCGCCTCCTGCACGAGCTGAGACGCGGCGTCTCCCACTCCGTCTCTCCCGCTGAGGAGGCCGTCCGAGAGCGCCTGCACCGCTCGGTCACCGGAGTCTCCCATGTCGATGCCGAGCTGGTTAAGGGAGTCGATGATTGACTGCGAGTTGCCGTCGTATGAAGCGACAATCTGCGTCCACTCGCTGTCGTTTATGTCACCGAGCTGCTCCACGGAGAGTCCCGTGTCGGAGAGGCTCTTGGCGAACTCCTGCAGGTCGACGTTGCAGCCCTCGCACGCGCTGCTGATGGCCGTGCTCGCCTGGGCGAAGTTGACAACGCTGCCTGAGAAGCCGTCCGCGATTGCGGTGGCGGAACCCAGCGCGGCCTCGGTGTTCGAGATTGAGCCGTTAATCGTGTCCAGGGCGTCCTTCGCGTCGTTTAGCCCAGATTTCGCTGCGGCGCTGGCTGCGTTGGCGTCGTACATTGACGAGGCCATGTTTCGCATCTGCTCGTCCGTGTACCCAAGCTGCTCCTGCAGGTTCTTGTTCTTGTCAACGTAGTCCTGGACGTACTCGGACTTGGAGCCGTACTGGTCCATCTCGTCGTTGTACGCCTTCTGAGCCTTGGCGAGCGCCTCGATGTCCTCGGCTTGCTGCTGGTAGAGCTGCGTTAGCCTCTCCTGGTAGGCGTCGACCTTAATCTGCTCAAGCTTCTGCTGGACGTAGTCACCGAGCTTGGTTGACACGTTGTCGATTGCCTCGCCGTTCTCGGAGAGCTTGCCGTTCACGGCGTCGGTGACCTCGATTTGGGTGCCTGCGATGTCGTTGAACGTCTCTACCGCAGCCTTGAGCCTGCCCTGCTCGTCCGCGCCGAGGCCCGTTTGGTTCGCGTACTCCTTGATGACCGAGTACGCGGCCTGCAGCTGGCCCATCTGCGCCGACGCCTGCGAGTTTCCGTCATTAATCGTGTCCGCGAGCTTGGCCTGTGACTCGATTGCCTTGTCGACGGCATCGCGTGCGTCGCTGAGGGACACCTTGTTGCCCTGGTAGGCGATGCCCTGGTCCTGAGCGGCCTTGATGCTCTTGTTCGTGGCGTCAGTGAGGCCGTCAGTGGCCTTCTCAAGGTTCTCTGCCTTCTCTTTCTGCTCCTCGTAGGATGACACGAGGAGGCCAACGACAGCCGTGACGCCCGCGATTGCGAGGCTTATCGCACCCGCCTGCAGGGCACCGATGGCAAAGTTCTTAGCCATGTCCACCGCAGAGCTTGCCGCCAGCTTGAAGCCGTTCGCCAGGTTGGTGCCGAACGTGGACGTGGCGCTGCTTGCCGTGCTAGTGGCCGCGCTAAGCTCCTTCGACACGTCGACAGCCCCGGCCTTCACCTTCCCGAGGCTCTCGGTGAGTCCGCCGATGCCGCTCGCGGCCTTCTCGGCCTCGGACGATGACTTGGACCAGGTGGTGACCAGCGCGGCGTTCTTCTCGTAGGAGTCCTGGGCCGCTGCGGTCTGGTCCTCAAGCGCGGCTATCTGCTTGCGGATGCTCTCCTTCGTCTTGTCCGAGCCTTCGCCGAGGTTGTCCATCTTGTATGTGAGGTCGGCAATCTTCTCGGTGTTGTCGCGCACGACCTTCGCCGAGTCGGTCATGCCCTCCCAGGCGTGCACGTACTTCTCCGCACCGCCAGCGGCCTTCGCGGCGGAGTTCTGCACCGAGCCGAGCTGCGCCGCAAGCTCCTTTGAGCTGGCGTAGTGGCGCATCTGCGAGCCGTCCACCGTGTCGAGGGCGTCACCGTAGATGGCTATCTTCTCCTGCGTCTTGCCGAACTCCGTGTTGACGTTGCCGATTCCCTGGACGAGCTTGCCTGCCACTGAGAGCACCGGGCCAGCCGCCGTCACCACGCCCGCAAGCGAGAGAATCGTGCGCTGGTCCTCCTCGTCCATGTCGGCGAACGCCTGCGCCGCGTCCGCCACGCCCTGGAAGAGGGGCTGCAGCGCGTCTAGGGCGTCAATGAGGGCGTCCGTGAGCGGGGTGCCAACGGTTATCGCAACGGCGTCGACCTTGTTCTTGAGCACGTCAAGGCGCGACTGCATGGACTCGTTTCGCTGGTCGACCTCGGTCTGCAGCGCCGTGTTCTCCTCCCACGCGCTGCGCGAGAGGTCGAGTGCGCCAGCCAGGACGGACTGCTTGCCTGTGACGGCCTCGGTGGAGTCCACGAGCCTTCGCATCACGTCCGACTGGCGGATTCCCGTGATTCCGAGGTCGGAGAGCATCACGTTCACGTCCTCGCCAGCGGCAACGGACTTGCCCATGTTCTCCACGAGCGTGTTGAACGTGCCTGCGGCGTCCTGCTCCCACGCGGCCTTGAACTCGTCCGCGCTCATACCGGCCTTCTCGGCGAATGCGTCGAGGCTGTCACCGCCGGTGGACACGGCCACGCTGATTGCGTTCACGGTCTGCGAGAGCGCCGAGCCGCCCATCTCGGCCTTGACGCCGAGCGATGACAGTGCGCCGGACATGCCAAGGATGTCCGCCTGCGACATGCCCGCTGCGGTGCCAGCCGACGCAAAGCGCAGCGCCAGCGACGATACATCCGACTCGGTGGTTGCCATGTTGTTGCCGATGGCGACGATTGTGGAGCCGTAGTTAGAGAACACGTCCTCGGACATGCCAGTGATGTTGGCGAAGCGTGCCATCTCGGTGGCGGCGGTGTCGGCGTCCATGTTCGTCGCTATGTCTAGGCCGGAGACGGTCTGCGCGAACGACTGCAGGTTGTCATCCGCGACGCCGAGCTGTGAGCCGAGCGCCTCGATGTTCACGATTGTGGCGGCGTCGACGGGCTGCTTGGTCGAGGCGTCGATTGCCGCCTGCCCCATGGCCTCAAGCTGGTCCGCCGTGAGGTCCGATGTCTTGCGCAGGTTGGCGATTGCCGTGTCGAAGTTAACTGCCTGGTCGACGCAGTATCCGCCCACCTTGGTCATCGGCACGGTTATCGCGTTGGTGAGCGTGTTCCCGACGTTCTCAATCTTCGTGCCCGCATCGTAAATCTTGTTTCCTAGGTCGACCCAGCTCTCACCCTGCATCGCAAGGTCGCGCGTGGTCGACACGCTTGACTTTGCGGTGAGGAGCGCGATGCGTGACACATCGTTGCTGACCTTGTTGAGCTGGTCCTGGCCGTTCCAGAGAGCGCCGATGGCAATTGTGATAGATGCCTTACCCATGGATGCTCCCAACGTCCCAGTCGCAGTATTCGACTACCTTCTCGTTGACCTTCTCGACTATGTGCTCCTCGTCCTCGAGGATTGCCTTGAGCAGCGCACGGGGCGGGTTGCTGCCAACTGGCACGCCCGCACGCCTGCCTGCCCTCTCGCCGGTGAGGATGAGCGCCCCTGGGTTTGCGAACTCGATGACGCCTCCGCCTGGGTCGTTCGATACGAACTTGACCCCGTTCGCGTACGTCCTAAGCGACAGCGACGCGGCATACCTTCCCGTTGGGAAGGAGCCGACGCCCCCGGCGAACCCCTTCGCCTTGGAGAGCGTCGGCTGCGCTATGCCCTTTATCTCCCTCTTGAGGTCTGACGCGAGCTTGCCGTCAAGCTCCCTGAGCTGGGCGATTGTCTCGTCAAGCCCCTGTACCTCAATCGTGTACACGCTACGCAGCCTCCAAACGCGCCTTGGCCGCCTCTCGCTCGGCACGCAGCCTGTCACGCGCGTCGGTGGCCTTCTCGCCCTTCTTCCTCCACGTGGGGGCCTGCGTCTGAGCCTCGCGCTCCTCAAGCTCGGACAGGTCGTAGTACGCCTGCTCGAAGAGCATCGGCATCCCGCACGCGAGTCCCAGCAGCTCCATGACGCCGGAACCCGTGTAGCGGGCCAGCTTTACGAGAATTCGAGACTCGAACCCGTAGGGTTTTCGTCAACGCCCCCCGCGCCCTTGTCATCCACGTCCTCGGAGCGGAAGAGGATGGTGTACTTGTCGTTGAAGTCGATGACGTAACCGGCGTCCACGGCGTCGGCCATCTTCTGCACGAACGCGCTCACGTCGGTCGTGCGCCTCACGCCCCTGGGGAGCACCTTGTGTCCCTTCACGTCGGCGCAGAGCGCGGCCCACACCGTCACGTTCGCGGTGCTCCTCATGTCCTCGTCGGCCATGCCGGACGCGCTCGAAATCTGCTTTGCCAGGATTGACTGGCCTTGGAGCGCGGGGCACTCGAACTCCTTGCGTCCCGTCTCCGGGTTGACGTACTCGAACCACTGCTTAGTTGCCATGGGAACCCTCCTGGTCTCTTGACTTGCCACGGCAACATGTTCCGGTGGGTGTCCCCCGCGCCGGGTACGTCCAAGATTGGTATGAGTCCCACGTGTTGTTGGTCCACCGGCCTGAGAACAGGGCCTTAGAACGGCTCTCAGCGAGCCATCTACCTGCGCAAACGAAAAGACCCCTCAGTTGAGCACCGTTGGGAGGCCGAGGGGTATGCGCTGTAAGAGCGCCCCGGATTTCTGGCTCCGGGGCTGTCCGTGTGCCGTGCTCTCGGCACGGCCTATGGGAATGCTAGTGCGCCCGTCACTCGGATGGGCAATGGATGACGGCGTCCCAGCCGCCACGCGCCTGCACCATGCGCTCGAACCAGGGGTCAGTGCCGTAGCTCGCCATGTCGATTCGCGGCACGTCCTCGCCGCACATGGCACGCGAGAGGATGTCATCGGCTCGCGGCTGGTCCGCGTTGGTGTAGTGGTACACGTGGTCGGCGGTGATGCGGTACAAGCCACCGGGGTGCTCCTCGTACTTCGCGCCCTGGGGGTTTACGATGACGCCCATGCCTGTTGCTGCCATCTCTTCTACCTCTTCCTGTGTGATTGCGTCCTTTGTGCCGTCCTCGACCGCCTGCGGCTCGCCGCCACCGGAGATTCCGAAGGCCGCGAGGTAGGCGCGAGCGATGTCATCGAGGCGGGAGTTGAACGTCTCAACGTCTCCCGCGTTGGTGATGAAGCCGTTCTCGACCAGGCGGTAGTTGATGCCGCGCCTCTTCGCGCGGTTCGGGTTCGCCAGGTTGGAACGCTCGACTATGGTCTGCGAACGGCCTGGGAAGATTGCCGAAATCGATGCCGCGAGCGCCCTGTCGTAGGCGTCAGGGCCTCCGAGGCCGCTTGCGATGATGACGTGCCCTCCCCGCGCGGAGGCGTTGGCCGAGTCCATGTGCAGCTCCACCAGCGCGTCACCGCTGGGTATGCTCAGGCTGTTGATGCCACGGTCGGCGTACCAGTTTCGGCTCGTGTCGAGCAGCGTGACGGAAGAGCCGCCAAGCGCCGCAATCCTGGCACCGAGCGCACGGACGCGCTCCGCCTCCGAGTAGCCGTTGCCGCACGCGCCTGGGTCACCCGCTCCGTGTCCGCAGATTACGTACAGATGCACGCCTACCTCCTCTCGTCGCGGCGGCGTCTGCCGCCTTCGTCGGTGATGGTCGACTGCCTGTGGAGGCACCTGGGGCACATCCACCAGCGCATGACCATCCCCTCGTTCCTGCGCTCCTTGCCGCGCTCCTCGCGCATCTCCGCGCCGCAGAGCATGCAGCGTGGGGCGTCGCTAAACGTCGGTGCCATCGTCTGCTGGCTTCGCCGTGGCTGCGGAGACGCCGAGCAGAGCGCCGACGAGCACGCCAGCGGCGTTGATTGTGGTCACCCACGCCTCGACATCCGGCCAGCCCCACACCTGGCCCACGACCCCGACGAACGTGGCGATTGCGGGGCACACAATGAGGCCGAGCCACTTGAGCCACTTGTATGCGCCGTCTGGAATCAGGTAGTTCACTTATCTCCTCCTTTGTCGCTTGGTACGTCGCTAGGAAGGGCCATCACGTTGGCCCTGTACACGTCAATCACGCCATTGCTGTCCCCGGTAACGTCGCAGAGTGCCTCGTACGTCTCGTATGACGCCTGCCAGCTCCGACGCTGCGTGTCGTTCGCCGCGCCAAGGTCCATGAGCCTGTCGTGCTCGCTCACGAGCTTCTGCCGCAGCAGCACCTTCATGGCCGAGTCGATGAGTTCATCGTGCTTCGCCGTGAGCCTCTCGCGCTCGCGCATTGTGGCGTAGAGTTGCGCGACGGCGTAGATGACGCCCGCGATTGCGAGCGTGCAAATCCACGCCATCACGGTCTTGTCGGTGCGCGGGTCCACGCCCATCTGCACCACGCTAATCACCGCCGCGATGCAGGTGGTAAGGAGCCAGTAGAGCAGCTTCTTGTAGGTTTCCATGCGTCTCCCTGCGCGTCCGTGGGGGCCAGAGGCACGGCGCCCTGGCCCCCTAGTCAAATCACCCTGCAGATGCCTCGCTACGCGGTGTAGGACGCGACCTTGTTGACGAGCGTCACGGTGACGGGGGACTCGCCAGCCGAGGCGATGATTGCGGCGTCGGTGGAGAACTGGATGGTGGCCTCGGAACCCTCGGGGTCGACCTCCGGGAAGTCGGCGGTGAACGGGCAGTGGTTGACCTGGAACTCAAGCGTCATGTTCGAGTCCTCGGTGTGGTAGAACTTCGCGTACACGCTGCCCATAACGACCTTGCCGGTGAGCTTGGTGGCGCTCGCGGAGCCGGTCATGAGCTTCTTGTACTCGGTGATGTCATCGGGGATGGTGGTCACCGAGCATCCTGCGGAGAGGTTGCCCTCGGCGATGTCGCGCGGGGTCACGCGGCCAAGCGACGTGAGCGAGCTGAGGTTGTTCTCGAAGGTGAAGCTGGCCTCGGAGACGAGCGCCTCAGCCGGGGAGTCACCGGCTGCGTCGAGCTTGAACTCGCAGTCCGTGGTGGTGTACTTGCCGCCGAAGCAGGACGCCTCAAGCGAGCCGGGGATTGCGGCGATGCCAACCTCGGCGTCGATGCCCTGGAAGTCCGCCTGCATGGACAGGTGCTCGTTGCCTGTGGCGCTGATGGTGAGCGTGCCGAGCTTGCAGCCGTCCGCGCGGGTGAAGTTGTTGGTGCCAATCTGCGACCAGATGGTGCAGTAGGGAATCTTCTGGCCCATGGTGAAGACGTGCTTGTAGTAGCCATCCTTGCCGTCTACTGCGGTGGAGGCGCAGTTGCCCATGGCAGCGGCGAGGTAGAGGCCGAACACGTCGGGGTAGCAGAGCGCCTGGATGGAGGGTGTGACCTCGATAGAGTCGACGCGGGCATCGGAGGGCGCACGGGTGCCGCACGCGACGGCGGTGTTAGCGATGGAGCGCGACGCGCCGAACGGGGTTCCGCCGGTCAGGCCGTGGAGGTAGGTGGGCTTGGTGGCCGGGGTGTCGCGGCCGGACTGCAGGGCGATGGCCGCGAGGCCGATGGATGGGTTGAGCGACATGGTTATTCTCCTTAGACGGTTGCCGGTTCTTAGACGGTTGCCGGTTCTATCTCGGCCTTGATGCGTATGCCGAAGTCGAACGCGGCGGTGTACAGCTTGGTTCCCTTGTCGAGGGCGGTACCGGCGTTCTCGACGTAAGGCTCGGCGTGGATGCAGAGTCCTCCGAGCGTCTTGTCCGCAGCGACCTGGCGGAAGAGGGCGAGCACCCACGACTGGACGAGCGTCGACGCCTCGATGAGCGAGGACCTCTGCGCCCACGCCTGACACGCGACGGAGAACTCCACGCGGTAGTGCCCGGAGGCGCGGCTCCCGAGCGTCGAGGTCACCGTGTCCGAGAACGACACGTTCTGCACGACCTCGCGTACGAGGAACTCAGCCGTCTTCTGGACGGTGGAGCCGCCGATTGAGACGTAGACGCGCTCGCCCACGAGGGCCTTCTCGGACAGGCCCTTCACGTACTCGATGCAGGACGAGAAGAGGTTTGTGGTGTCCATCGGCGTCACCCGACAAGCAGGTCGCGGAACCCGTACCGCTGCACGAGCGCGTTGACCTCCGGGAGGGACGTTGGTGCCCCGTCCACGCCTCCGATTACGAACCTGAGCACGCCAGAGTCAGTAGACTCGGACGTGGCGTTGTCTGGGCCAGCCTTGGGCACCAGGTACCACGCGGCGAGCGCGACAACGGCGTCGTGCATCTCGACAGGTGTCTGAGCCATGCCCATCACGAGCGCGACGTTGGCGGCGGCGTGGGGGCGGATTGCCGACACGTCGAGCGCCGTCTGGCCGGACACGCCGACGCTCACGGGGTTGCCACTCGCGTCCCAGGCGCGCGCGACGCTGGATATGTCCCTCGGGCACACGTCCGGGATGAGCGGCATGGAGGCGGTCGTGCAGTTCGGGCGGTCGACAAAGCCCTTGCGCATGACCGGCTGGAAGAAGCGGTGCGCGGCACGCTCGATTACCTCCTCGGCATGCTGGCGTGCCACCCACACCTCCTCGTCAGTCTTGTCGGCGAGGCCGTACTCGCTGGCGCGGTAGGCACGAACCTCGTCAAGCGTGCAGTAGCGCGTCGCAACCACGTCGACCTCCGCCGAGACCGTCACGCCGGACAGCTCCCACTCGACCGTGAGCAGCTCTGGGCACGCCTTGAGCGCGGGGGCAGTCCCCTGCTCCCACTCCTCTGACGTGCCGTCAGACAGCAGCGTGACGGTGGCCGAACCCGGCGCACCCTCAAGCGAGAGTGCGCCAAGCTCGGACAGAGATGCCCTGGTGCGCGTGTTCGGTGCCAGCGTCGGCATGGCGGCTACCTCGTGATGCCGGAGTCGGCGAGGTACGCGAACGCCTTGGGGTAGGTGACCTTGAGGCCGTGACGGCCCTCGGCGCGGATGGTTGCCTCGTTGTATGCGAACTGGTCACCGACGAGGCCGACCGTGATGGAGTCGGTCTCCTTGGTGAAGACGGTAGCGGCCTGGTTCCAGTAGGTGAGGATGCCGTAGGTGGTCTTCGGGGAGTCTCCGCTGGTGGTCGTGGCGAGGTGCAGGTCCTCGACAACGTTGAGCGCCCAGAGCTTGCCGTTGACCATGACGTTCATGTAGCGGCCCTGCTTGTCCTTCTCAAGGGCGAGGCTCTCGGCCACGTACGGGTGCATCGCGACGTGCGTGGGCTGGTATCCGGAGCCGATGAACACGTCGGTGCCCATGCGATAGATGGAGTCGGCGATGGTATCGCCGCTCTTGGCGGTGTACGTCTGGATGGAGGAGTTCTTGAGCACGCCCTGGATGCCGTTATCGTCGTTGCCGGTAAGCACCTTATCGGCGAGCACCATGCGCAGGCCAAAGAGCAGCTCGGTGCCGATGAGGGACTGCAGCTGGCCGTAGTCGCGGAGCTGCGGCTCAAGGACGGGCATGAGGTGGGCGATGGTCTCGATGTAGGCGCTGGTCTGCTTCCAGCCCATGGCCGAGGACGGCTTGACCTTGCCGGGGGTCCACACGGCGGCGGCGTTCTTGTAGAGGTCATCGTCCTTCATGAAGTACGTGAGAACGTCTGCCTGCGTGGTGCCGGTGGGCAGGGAGTCGAGGAACCCGAAGTTGGGCAGGGCGTCCGAGGTCTGGCGGGGCAGGGTGTAGTCGAGCTGCTGGGTGCCGGGGAGCTTGAAGTCGGTGTATGCGTCCTTGACGTTGAACGTCATGGTGTCGTGGAACTTGAGGCCATTGAACTCGTCGCGGGTGCCCATGAGGCAGTCGAGGACGCTCTTGGGGGCCTTGTCCTTCGGCTCGGCTGCGGGAGCGGCCAGGGGCACGCCGCCGCCGCGACGGACCTTGTCCTCCTCTGCGAGCACATCGTCAAGCATGTCGTTCAGGGCACGCTGCTGGCCCTTGTAGTCGTTGATTTGGTCGCGCAGGGCGTCCTTGGCGTCACCCTCGGCGGCTGCGAACTCTGTGCTGGCCTTGGCGATGCGCTCGTCAAGGTCCTTGACCTCGTTCCTGATTTGGATGGAAGACTTCATTGCCGTTCTCCTTAGAGTTTGAGGAACGTACCGTTGATGCACACGACCCTGGGAGCGGCCTCCGCCCCGGCAGCAGCGCCCTGCTCTGCGGCCTTGGGTTCGCTTGGCTTGATGCTCGCGCCGGTGTCCCCCGCGCCCAAGAGCTGCCCCTTGAGGGAGTCTGGGGCGGACTTGAACCGGTCGAGGGCGTCCTTGGTGAGGCACGCGGCGATTGGCTCGGCGTCTGACAGCGAGTCCACGAAGCCGAGTTCGAGCGCCTCCGATGCGTCGAGCCACGTCTCCTCGTCCATCATCTTCTCGATTTCCGAGTCATCCATGCCGGTCTTGCGCACGTACTGGCCGGTGATGGTCGAGCGCACCTTGTCGAGCATGTCGGCGGTCCTGCGCATCTCATCGGCGTTGCCGTAGCATGCGGTGTACGGGTTGTGAATCATCAGGAGGGCGGACGGGTTCATCACCACGGTGTCTGCGGTGAGGGCGAAGAAGCTCGCGGCGCTCGCGGCGAGTCCCTCGATGGAGGTGGTTGTCCTGCCCTTGTACGAGCGCACAAGCTCGCTCATGGTGTTGGCGTCGAAGACGTTGCCGCCCACGCTGTTGACGTGGATTGTCACGTCATCGCCGTCGGCGTCCCTGAGCTGCTTGGCGAAGTCGGATGCGCTGGTGCTGCTGCCGTCATCCCAGAAGTCCTCGCCAATCTCTCCGTACACGTAGATGTCAACCATTGATAATCTCCTCGATGTCGGTGTCCATGTCGTACTCAATGCCGTCCACCTCGTACGCTGCGGAGAGCGGCGTGAGGACCTTCCTGGCGAACTCCCTGAACCGGTCCGTGTCACCGGCGCTCCGGTACCTATCGCGGATTCGCTCGGCCATGTCGGCGTGGATGACGGCGAGGGCGGTGCCCTTCGCGTCGGGGTCCTCGGTGCCGTCCCCGTGGCCGTCATCGCGCTCGCCCTCGCCCGAGCCGCCGGGTGCCGCAGCCTCCGCCTCTGGCTGCTGTGGCATGGCTTCGCCGGTCTCCGGGTCGATTGCGTAGTAGGCGGTGGAGCGGAGGTGGTACTGGCCTCCCTCGTATGGCGGCATGTCCTCCTTGGCGAGCACGTCGTTCGGGCAGTAGATGCCCGCGTAGATTGCGATGCGGTAGCCGTCCATGCGCTCCTTGTAGGAGCCGCGCAGGAGGCCGTTCATGTCGAACTGCACGTAGTCGCTGGTATAGCCAGCCGCCCAGAGGATTCCCGAGAACGCCTCCTCAAGAGCCTTGCACTCGGGCACGAGCGTCTTGTTGGCGAAGTTGATTGCGCCCTGCTCGATGTTCGAGTAGGTCGCGTTGGAGAGGTCGAACACTTCCTGCGGCGGCACCGAGAGCGTGCGACACGTCTGCTGCAGAATCCAACGCTCCTGCTCCACGAGGCTCATGTCCACCATGGACTGCCCGTTGGTCTTGTAGGAGAGACCCTTGTCGAAGATTCGCACTCGGCCCGCGCTCACCACGCCCCCGCCGTCCCTGAGCTGCTTGGACACCTGGTCGATGTCCTGCTGCTGTAGCTTCTGGTCGGTCTCAAGCCATCCGGCGAACGTGGCGTCCCCGTCGAGCACGTTGGCGTAGAACTCCTCAAGGTCGATGGAGAGGTTCAGCTCGCGTGCGCCGAGCATGGCGAGCGAGACGCCGTGCAGGCAGTCGGAGTCGAGGACGGGAGACTTGACCCAGACAATCTCGTCCTGCAGGTAGACGCCGGGGCCGGTGAACTTGTCACCTGAGTAGCGGAAGACGGCCTTGCCGTTGGACACCTCGATGTCTGGGGTTCCAGCCATCGGCCATATCGCCACCGGCATGCCGGAGCCGTCGAACTCGACGCGGCAGAACGCCTCGCCGCGCACGTCCTTGGTCATCATCATCCACCGGATGCCCTCGGATGAGGTCATGAACGGGTTCCAGCGCGTCCTGAGCAGCGAGGACAGCCTCACGGAGAACCTGTGGCCGGATTCCTTCCTCACGCCATTGTCGCGCTCGTAGACGTGCACCGGCAGCGACGCCAGCGGCCTCGCCTTGGCGAGCAGGCACGCCCTGAATGCGTTCGAGTAGTAGGCGTTGGACGCCTTGGCACGCTCAATCGTGTCCGTTGTCCCGTCATCGTGGGTGTATGTGTAGAAGTCCCACGTACCTGGCACGAACAGATTCGCGGCTCGGGCGAACACGCGCCCTAATGTTTTGGAGAACCGCCCCATCGGCACACTCCTCGCTTGGGAAACCACCACATGAATGGTCATGCCGGTGTCCCCCGCCGCCCCATGGCGAGCGACGGGGGAGCAGGCCCAGGGCTTGGCGGAGGGGGACCAAGCCACGCCCGAATAGTCCGCTCGGCGTCCCCTACCCGAGGTCGATTGTCCACACGCTCGGCGTGTCCGCCTCGTTGTTGTCGTAGGCCCACATCGCCATTGCCGCCGCGACCGCCGCGTCTATGCGCTTGGTGCCCTGGCCGTGCCTGCCCTTCTCGGATGCGAGACGCCTGCCGTATGCCTTCGACTCCGCAGCCACCGCGTTTATGCAGTGCTGCGCCAGCACGGGCGTCCCGGCCATCGCGGCCTTGTGGGTCTCAACGCTCCTGGCGAGCAGCTCGGAGGCGGGGCACATGATTGCGGGCGTCTGCGCGATGTCGGACACGTCTATGCCGCACTCGCGGTCGAGCCAGTTCACGAGGAACTGCATCCGCGCGGGGTCGCAGCCTCCGAACGGGTTTCCTGGGCACATGGAGAGCTGGCGTATCACGTCGGCCACCTCCATGAGGTCGTAGGTGCCCATCGGACCGGGCTTGTCCCAGCACCACTCCTCAAGCGCCCAGTCCTCTCCCTGCCGCTGCGCCGCGACGAGGGCGAGCGTGTCACCTCGCACCGCGCCGTCGATTGCGAACGTGAACCACCGGGAGCGGTCTATCGTGAGCGCCCTCCCCTGGCACGCCTCAACGTCCTCGCGGTGCATGAAAGGCTCCGCCTGCTCGTCCATCGGCGTCCTGTTGAGCCAGTACCGCTCGAACGACTTGCCCGTGAGCGCCTCGTGCTGCTCCTCAAGCTCGTCCATGGTCACTCGGCCAGCCGCGACTATCTGCCTCCACGCCTTGCGGTCCTCGACATCCTGGGAATCGTCTATGCCGAGCCAGCACACGAACGCGCCTGGGTCCTTCTTCAATTTCTTGTAGAGCTTGAAGAGGAACCCGTCCCTGGACGCGCCTGCGGTAGTGATGCCGATGGTGAGCGCGTTCCAAATCTTGCCCTGGCCGGAGACTCCGGCCTGCCAGATGGCATCGTCCTTCCAGACGTGCAGCTCGTCACAGACGAGGACGTTGAAGTGCTTGCCCTGCAGCGCGGCCTCCTTGTAGGGGTAGACCCATATCTGCTGCCCGGTCTCCTTGTTCACGATGCTGTCGCGGTTGACGCGCCACTCTCGGGAGAGCTGCGGGCTGTTGCGAATCATGATGGCTATGTAGTCGCGGACCTTCTTGGTGTTCGCCTTGGAGTCCGCGACGATGCCGTACTCGCCGTTGGGCACCGGGTTCATGGTGGCCTCGGTGAGGACGATGGACGCCGCAAGCTCGGACTTGCCGTAGGTTCGGTGGACGCCTATGAGGGCGCGGCGGTACTTGCGCCTGAACTTCCCGGTCCTCTTGTCGACGGTGCCCGTTCCGAAGAGCGGCTTCCAGATGTTCGTGTTCTTCCACTTGTCGATGCGTATGGGGGTTCCAGCCCACTCGTCGTTTCCGGCGTGTGTGAGGAACGCCTCGCAGAATATCTGGCGTGCCTTGGCCTCCCGCAGCCCAGCCTTGGAGTACCGGCGTATCGGGGTCCTATACACCGCTGCGCTCCATCGCCCGGATGACGGTCTCCTGGATGGAGAGCTGCACCGCGTTCGTGTTCGCCTGCGTGAGGCCGAGCCTCGCCCTCGCCACCGGCGTCATGCCGAGGTCGTTTGCGAGCTTGAGGGCGTCGCTGGACACCTCGCGCATCTTCTTGAAGTATGGGTTGTCGACCATCTGCACGTTGCCGTACTCGTCCTCCGCCCTGAGCAGCGGCGTCGGCCTGCCGTCCTTGTCGACCATGTTCGCTCGGCACTCCTCGGCGAGCGCGAGGTCGAAGACGAACTGCTCAAGGAGAGGTCCGTCCTCCGGCCTGAACGCCATGCCGCTGCCCACTGTCGAGTCCCATATCTCGCTGAGCCTCGGCACGGACGCAACGGACGCTGGCTTGGATAGCTGCCCCGCGCCCTCCATCACGGTCGCGGTCACGTCTACGTGGTCCCTCTCCCTGCGCTGCGCGAGCGCCTTCGGCTTCCTCCCCCTCATAGGCCGACCCCCTCAAGCGTCTCCTTGAAGCCACGGGCGATGTGCCCGCACGCCTCGCGCGTCTCCACGGGGCCTCGCTGCGACGCAACGTCGAAGAAGGCCACCATGCCGCGTGCGCTCGCCACCTCGCTTGCGACAGCGGCCTCCGTGACCGCACGATTCTTGCAAGTGGCCTCGTGCGGCACCGGGTAGTCGACCTTGAGGCCGTCTGTCGGGGCCTTGGCCTTGTCCCTGGCACGCTTGGCGTACACACGGCACTTGGTTGAGCAGTATTTGGCGGTCTGGTTCTTGGCGAAGAACGTCTTCCCGCAGTATTTGCAGGTGAACTGGCGCATTTCCGCGATTCTCCCCTCTTTTCGGGGGATTTTCGGACCGCTGTCCCCCGTTACGCGAAAAGCCAGTTACGGCAAATCGGCCAATTTCGGTCGCGTGTAAAAATGAGCGGGGCCGCTGGGTAGCGCCGTTTTGTGTTTCGTGATTTAACCCCCTCCCCACTGCCCTCTCTACCTGCGGTTTTGTTGCTAACGCTGTTCCGTTCTCTCTGTTGCGTATCGCTGTTGTTTTCGCTGTTTTCGCAGGTGTGGCGGGGTGTGGCCGCACTAAGTCACTACGTTATGTCGATAGGCACAAATATGGCCGCGCTCCTGGCGTGGGGCGCGACCTTTGTCGCTAGTAATGCTGCGTGTGCCTAATCCTCGGGCTTGTCCTCAATCTCTCGCTGCGTGCCGTCAAGCGTAATCGTCTCGCCATGGCCCACTAGCTGCAAGGCATAGCCGCATGCCTTGGCTATCGTCGCTAGTACATCCGTGCCAGGTGCCCTACCACCTGATAGGGTCGTGGCTATGTATCGGTCATTGTGTCCCAGCTCCTTAGATATAAGGCGCTGGCTCTTGCCGCTCTTGTCCACGATGTGCCGCAGTGCCTCCCTGCTATCCATCATTCCTCCTTTTATGCCGTCTACCTGCGTATTTAGTGTAACACACGTTCAGGTGTGACACTCAATTGTGTACAGATTGTGAAGATGATTTAGTCGCTAGCTATACACACAAACGTGTGTCATAGTACATGCCAACAAGCGACACACAAACAAGTGTCACTAAGCACCAACCCAGGTCCAGGGCGCACGACATAGGACACCACGAAGGCCCGAATAAGTAATCCAGATGACGGCTAGCCGGTACGAACCCCGGACGTGGAGAGGCTAGAGCAGCAAGTACCTACCGATAAGGCCACGCAGCAGCGCGGGTTTCTCGGTAGGCACACGCCTACCAGCGAGAGAAGGGAGGTTCCATTGCACGTCTCAAGCGTGACATACCGACTGCAAGGCAAGGCGAGGGACGGAACGCGAATAAGCGTGTCAATCACGCTACGCCCGCCAAAGCCAAGCACGGGGCAATCGCCTGAAAAAGCGCCTAGGCCGAGGCAACGGCCCAAGCGCTAGGCGATGCCGGACGGGACGGCGAGCAACCAGCAGTGCCGCCCCGCCCGGCGTGTCACGCACATTGTACCAGATGGAAGCCATGAGAGGAGAGCACCATGAAGGAGACTACCTACACCATCGACGGCCAGCAGATCGCATTCATGGCCCCAGTCATCAAGAAGGATTTCTACTTCCCCGAGGACGCGAGGACCACCGATGAGTGGAACGCGGTGCAAAACCACGTCGACGAGTGCAGCAAGTCGGTGGAGTACTTCAAGGCAGAGAACATGAAGCCCTGCAACTGCAAGGCGGCGCGCCTGCTCGACGTGCTGCAGGATTCCCGCTACGAGCTGTACACCGTGGACGGCAGGGACTTCATAGACGTCGAGCGCAAGTACGACGGCCCCAGCTTCGCAGGAGCGGCCCCGCTTACGGATGAAGGCAGGGAGGCGCTGCGCGAGGCGTGCGAGGTTGAGCTGAGGAAGTTCGAGGCGCGGCTCGACAAGTACGTGAAGCGCTACGGACTCAGCAGGTGCACGTACCAGTCGTTCTGGGCGAACGCCTAAATCTAGCGACAACCCAGGCAAGACCCCCAGGCGGGACGGACGGAGTAAGAGGCCAGTTCCGCCCCGCCTGTGGTTCCAAGTATAGGCAAGTACGAGAGAGAGGCACGACATGTGCACCATCAAGCCATTCACCGAGCCTGCCGCGACGGGCGGCAAGAAGTACTTCCGCTACCGCAAGGTGGTTTTCCAGGACGGCACCCAGGGCCGCGCGCTTGAGACCCGCTACACCTGGGCGAGCGCGAGAAGGCCATGCGAGGGTCCGAGGGGCGGCAGGGCCTACCAGACGTTCTACCGCACGGCCTACTGGGCGGGAGGGCGCTTCTGGCGCATGGCGAACGTGCCAACCGAGAGCGGCTGGAAGAACCGCCTGCTGCCCATAGACGGCCCCGTGTGGGACGCCTACCCGCTGCAGAGCGCGGCGGAGGGCGTGCCAGTCGTTCGCGTCTCCTGCGAGGGCGGGAGGCCGGTTGCCGTCTCCGGGGATGTCACGTGGTTCGATGGCTGCGGGTCCACCTTCGAGGTTGCGATGTCCGGGTGGCTCAGGCTCGACCGCCAGCCGAGGGCGAGGAGGGCCGCGTGATGTACTTCGTGACGCAGATTCTCCCGCTGTGGGTTGCGGGCGCGCTCGGCATCGCCTGGGCGCTAAGGCACCTTGCATAGGTTGAGAAGTTTTATCGGATACTTTGGAGGTTTCACCATGAGCAGTTTCAAGGGGCTTGCAATCGAGATTTGCGACGCGATGGAGCGCACGACAGGCGATGACTTCGACGCCATGCTCGACTGGCTGGAAGACTACGAGGGCAGCATGGCCGAGGGCGTGTGCATCCTCATCGAGGGTGACTCGGACGTGCAGGAGGGCCACATGGTGCCCATGTACCAGGTGGGCGGGGACCTCAACCCGGCCTTCCGCAGGCGCCTCTACCGCCTTCTCTGCGAGATGACGCGCGGCGCCGACTGGCCGTGGTGCAAGGCGGAGGCATGGGCCTGCAAGGCCAACCCGCAGTCGGTCATGCAGGCCATCCTCAAGGCGTACGCTCACGGGTGCGAGTAGCGGGTACAATCTGGGCAAACGACGGCCTGGGCAACGGCTTCTGCCGCCCCGGGCCACACGGAACGGAGGTCACCATGGCAAGCAGGAGCATGAGGGCGAGCTACGAGGCACCGAAGCCGCGCAAGGGGCCGATGACCCTTCTCTCAAGCAAGGAGACCACGTGGGGCGCGTTCCGCGACGGCGAGGAGCTTCTAGGCGTCACGGACCCCTACGAGTTCCCAGTGTTCTACCACATGGGCAGGGGCGAGGACGGCAGGCTGCACGTCCTGTGGGTCGAGGAGCACGACTACCCGCTCGACCCCTGGGAGGACCAGACCGAGCTTGAGCGCCAGCTCGCAAGGGTCCGCGAGATGGATGAGGTCCACAGCGACAGCGAGCAGGACCTCCGCAGCGTCATCCGCGCCATGAACGACTACGTGATGTTCGAGTCCCCAGAGGCCAAGGCCGAGCACGAAAGGCGCTGGGAGAAGAACCGCGCCGAGGCCGAGCGCGTGATTGCGGAGACCAGGGCCTCGAAGCCCAAGAAGCCCCATTTCCCCGTGCACGAGCGCAGCGTCCCCAAGCGCAGCCTCGTCGGCGGGCTGTTCCTCACGTTCGGCGGGAACAGGTAGCAAGCGACACACGCCCCGGTGACCGAGAGGCCATCGGGGCGCTTTTTTTGTGCCTGCGTTTCCCACCCACCGAACCCCACGCGAATGCCCGCGAGAGACGCCAGAAGCCTTGTCTCCGGCGCTCGAACGTTCTTTGTGGAGACTTGTTCCACATTGCGATTCTCTCGCCTTAGAGTGGTCAGCGATGGCCACAGAAACGAAACGCGCTGTTGAGTACGTGAGTATTGCAAACGCGAGGGTGCTTCTCCGCTCCTTGGCACCTGCTCGTCTGGGAGCGCGAGGCGGGTTCGGAGTTTTCAACAATCGCCGAAAAGTTTTCAACAATCCTTCAACGGTTTCCCCCCCACACCCCTCCTTCCAGTCAACCTCACTACCAAGTCAACATAGGGTTCAAGTCCTTTCCTTTTATTTTTACTTTTACTTTGAATATACTTGCTTAACCGAGTCGGAAATGGTTGGTTTTAACTGGGCGGATGCACCAGGGCACCCCATTTCACCTGCGGTTTTGCCACACCCGTCTGACCTGCGGTTTTTCGACGGCGCGAGAGGGGCCGGAAAACCTGGTGCGCAATGGTTGGATAACCTAGAAAAAAATGGTTGGTTTTAACTGGGCAAACGAAAAGCGCAGGCCGTGTGACCTGCGCTTTCTCCTAGCCATTCTTCCTGGGCCTCCCGCCACGCCTCCCGTTCACCCTGCGACGCCCGAACCGGAGGGCGTTCTCGGCCATGCGCTCCGAGGCCAAGCGCCCCTCGCATGCCACGTCGCGCGGAACGAGGCCAACGTCCGTGAGCACGTCCACGAACCTGGAAAGCTCCTCGTCGGTGCAGTGCAGCTCGTCGCAGAGAAGCTCCCGGTCCTCGTCGGTTGCGCACGGCACCGCGTGGCCCTCCGTCGACGCCATCAGCTCGCAGAGACGCCACCACCTGCCGTAACCCTCGAAGCCGAGACGGCGGATGAGCCTGCGACACTTGATGTCGAGGGCGGCGTCAGCGTCGTGCGAGAAGTAGAGCATCGGCTCGTTGGAGGCGTCCTGCACCTCCGGGGAGTCCAGCGAGTCCAACTGTGTCACCTCCTTATGTTGATTGGATAAAACCGACGTTCCTATTCGTAATGCACGCCCGTCGCGCACAGGTGGCCCACGACGCGCATGACGGATTCGAGCACGTGCTGCTCCGTGTGGGATGTGTACCTAGCGACTATCTCGGCGATGCGCGTGGCGTAGACAACGAGCGCCCTGCCGTCAGTTCTGCTGTCAATCTCCTTGGGCGGTCGAATCGTCCTCATAGTCCCTCCTGAAGTAGTATCCGCAACGCGAGGCGTCCTGGGAGAGCCTCACACGACGCCCGAACCAGCTGCAGTAGAGCGTCCACTCGTCAAGGTTCGAGCAGTCCGCGCAGCAGCACGACGTGTCCTCATCGTCTAGCCCCATGAGGCGCGCCCCCTCTCGATGCCGTCCGAGCAGTAGTCATCATCGAAAGTCTGGTGGTACCAGCAGGAGCAGAACGGCTCGCCGTCCCGCAGGTGCTCGAACCAATCGCAGTCCTTGCAGCGTATGAGCCTGCCGGTTGTCTTGGCGTCGAGGACGCCGTTGGACGTGTCAACGATGTACTCGGCCATCAGCCCTCGCCCCCGTCCGTGACGCGGGCGCCGCAATGCGGACAAAACGCGAAGGAAGGAAGAAGCATCTCACCGCATTCGGAGCAATCTCCGATGCCCTGGTAGCCACCAGGTTCTGTATCGATGTTCTCCATATGACACGTGCGCTCCTGCGGCTCTACGAACTCCACGGAGTCGAGCGGGACGTTAAACACCACGTTTTCATCCAGCCCGCACGTTATGACGCTCACGACGTAGACGCATCCACCGGGGTGGACGTACTCGCCCTCCCCGAAGGTCAGCGGAACGTCTCTGTAGTAGTTGCTCCGATACGACCTGATGCACTTATGGACGTAGAACTCGTTCGGTGCGCCGAAGCGCTTCATCTCGATTCGGCAATACCGACCGAACACGTCTGAGCCGGTAAGCCGGAACTCGCTAGTTGTCATTGCTCACCACCCTCGCGCCACAGACCGGACAGAAACGGTATTGCCCATTGATGGGCGGAATCCACGCGCCGCAGGCATCGCACGACAGCATCGGCCCGAAGCACTGCTCAGATGCCGTTTTGTCTGGCATGATGTGGCATGTGCGCTCCGGCTCAGGCTCAATCAGGTCGGCGAGGTCCTCTTGCAGCGCGAACATGCCTGGGTCGAGGTCCCCGTCTGTATCGCCGCTCACCGCGTCGCACAGGCGTCCGATGGCCTCATCGAATGGCGTGTCGAGGTCGAATCTCGGCTGGTCGCGCAGCCTTGCCGCCACCTCGCGGCGCTCGTCGCTAGTCACCATCGCCAAGCTCCCCTCTGTAGCTCTCGAACACGGGCAAGAAAAACACCTCGACCGAAAAGGACTTCCCGCACGTCGGGCAGGTAACGCGATTCTGGTAGTCCACGTCTGGGACTTCCTCGTTCACCCAGTTCCACTCGACCGGGACCGGCCTGCAGCAGTACGGACACTCGCAGTCGCTAGTCATCGCCGCTCACCATCCATCTAGACGCAGCACGTTGCAGTTTCGCTGAGAAATTCCTGATTTCCTCGTATTGGGAAGAGTCGATGACACACACGTCGGTCTCTGGCAACCATCGCCTCACGTACACCCTGAGCAACGCACCGCACACGGGACACGTTCCCGCGTCCTCGCGTGTTCGGTATGGGTTGAAACCGTCTGCGACGAGCAGCGCACCGCAGGTCGGGCAGTCTACAAGCTCGCCGTGCTGCCCACGCCTGCCTATCCTCTCAAGCCTCATCTGCGCCCTCCGAACCGCCCATCCCAAGCTCGACACGAGCCTCCGCGATGACATCGCGCCACTTGTTGCGGCTGCTCAGGCGCATCGCAAGTGCGGTCGCTGCGAGGTCGATAATCTCGTTTCCGTGCTCATCGATTACGCGGTCAACCACCTTGTCTGCGACGTACCTCGCGACGGAGTTCCTTTCCCAGCGGTATTCGCCGCCCGCGAGGTCGTTGAGCTGCTTCATTGCCTGTTTGACGCACTCCTCAAGCACGTCACGCTGGCACTGCGTCTCGATGTACTCGCCGATTTTCCTGTCATCGAAGTCGAACGCGACGTTAACTATGTGCTGCATTGCCTATCTCCTTCACCGAAGAGCGCCCGCTCGCCCATGCGCTCCTGATACCAGCCAAGAAACCGCTTTTGGACGAACAGGCGCTCGATGCTCGTTTGCTTGTTTAATGTGTCTGACTTGACTTGTTTTTCTTTCGCGGCAACCTCGACGCATCCGCGAGGGCAGCTGTACTCGGAGACGATTACCGGGAACGGCACGACAGACAACCACGTGTCGAACGCATCGAAGTCGAAGCCTTCTGCCTTTCTCCCCAGGCCATACGCGGTGCCTCGCTTGCCACGATATGGTGGGTCTGCGTACACCGTTGCCTCGTCAGGGATGCCGACAGCCCGGTAATCGAGGTGGCTTGTGACCANACGTGTCGAACGCATCGAAGTCGAAGCCTTCTGCCTTTCTCCCCAGGCCATACGCGGTGCCTCGCTTGCCACGATATGGTGGGTCTGCGTACACCGTTGCCTCGTCAGGGATGCCGACAGCCCGGTAATCGAGGTGGCTTGTGACCACCCCCCCCCCGAATCCCAACCGGTATGCTGGTTATCCTTTCGAGACGCGAGACCGCCTCAAGCATCTGCAGGTTTTTGACTTTGTCTGGCGATACACAGTCATTCTCAAGGAAGTTTCCAAGCTCACGTATGAACTCTCGGTACGCAGTCCGTCGCTCGTGCACGGAGCCTCCGAGCACCATGCGTGACGCGCTCACCTTAACCGGCTCAAGCTGTCTGCTCCACAAGTAGTCGGTCCGGTTGTTCCCGAAGCTGTACATGAGCCTGAGTGCGTCATCATCGCTAGCGTTGAACTCGTCGCGCGTCGGTACAGTCGCGTAGCCTTCGAACTCCCCGTTAATCGCATCGCGAAACACGTCCGGCGCGTCGGAGATGTCATTCGCCACGAAGCGCTCGAACTTCCCAGAGAGCATCGCCGCGTGAGTCACCGCACAACCACCGGCGAACAGGTCAACGAACGTGTCTGATGCTGGCAGATGCTCGACAACCCACTCAGCAATCGCGTTCTTGCTCCCGCGATACGGCACTCCGTACTTCATTTGTGCACACCCGCCAGATTCATGATGCGCTCCGCCCAGTCGGTGACCATCTCGACCGATAGCATGTGGGACGGCGTGTCGTTGGATGCGTCAAACATCTCTTCCGCGATGCGCTCCAAGCTGTCGGGGCGCTCGTGGGTGAGCCACTCTGACCGGAAGGAGCGCCACTTGCCCTTGTCGTTCTTCGCGCACACCGCGTCACCGGCTTCGATACCCTTGAGCGTACCGATGAGCACGCCCTCGACGTGCCACGCAGTTCCGAGTGCGTCATACACGGTTTCACCTAGCTTGATTGGCTTGCCGTTCTTGTCCATCGGTAGCTCGACCGTCTCGTTGTCAATGCGGTCGGCCATCCTGCACAGCCATGACGCATGGCTCGCAATGTCCACGACGCCAAGGCGTGCGATATCCTGCGCCCCCTCGCGCAGCTCGTCGCTGATGCTAATCACTTGTTCCTCCTTGCCCTTGCCTTCTTCTCCTTGAGGCTCCTCGCCCGCTCCTGCGCGACCATCTCGGGCAGCGCCAGCCGGAGCATCTGCGACGTGCAGCCGGCGGCCTCGGCGCACGCCTCAAGCGTCTTCTGCGCCGTCCTACCGTGGCCCTGGCACCAACGCGCCATCATCAGGACCACGCGCCGCCTCTCGCTGTTCCTGCTTGGCTTGTGGCTCTTGCCGAGCTTGTGCAGCCCCTCGTACTGGGCGCGTGAGGCGGTCTGCCGCTCCGTGTGGTGGCAGAGCGGGGCGCAGTGCTCTCCGAGCAGCGGGTACGTGTTCTGCAGCGTCTCAATCTCGTCCGGGAACCACTTGCCGCTGTATCCCTTCTTCGCAACAACGCCCATGCGGTTCGCCTTTGCCATGAGCGACCTAACGGTGACGCCAAGCTCTGCGGCAAGCTCCCTGGTGGGCTTGACCCCGTACCACACGCGCACCCGCTGCTCCATGAGCGGGTCCCACTTGGTGTAGCCCACTAGCGCCCCGTGGACCCGAAGCCGCCGTCACCGCGTTCCGAGTCGATGGCGTCGAAGTGCTCGTCCTCGCGCCACACCCACTCCACGTCCTTGCACTTGAGCACGAGGAGCTGCGCGACGCGGTCGTTCGGGGCCACGGTGTATGGCCTGTCCGAGAGGTTCACCAGGCGTGCCATGATTTCGCCGGTGTAGCCGGGGTCGATGACCCCAGGCGAGTTGAGCAGGGTGATGCCGTGCCTGAACGCGAGGCCCGAGCGCGGCACCACGAGCGCGACGCAGCCCTCCGGCACCGCGAGCCTCGTCCCTAGCGGGATGGTCTCCGAGCGTGTCGGGTTGATGACCCTCGGCATGTTGATTGCCGCCGTGAGGTCGAATGCGGCGTCGATGTCGTGCGCCTTGCGAGGCTCGCGCCCCGTGTACGTGACTCTCATGTGTCCTCCAAATGGGACGGCCGCACCCATCGGGCACGGCCGTCTCGTCGCTAGTTAATGTCGTTTGCGCAGCTCAGAAGGGTATATCTGAGTCGTACAAGCTAGGCTGCGCGACTGGGCTTGCCTGCACCTGCGGGGTGCCGAACGGTGGCTGCTGCGGGGCCTGTGCATGGTACGCTGGCTGCGCGGCTGGCTGGTACGCCGGTGCCGCAGCCTGCCGTGGCCGCTGCATAAGCTCAACGCTGTCGGCGATGACATCCAGCTTGCTTCGCTTTGTGCCGTCCTTGGCCTCCCACGAGCTGTAGTGGAGCCTGCCCTCGACGGTCACCTTGTCACCCTTGTAGACCATGCGGGACAGCACCTCGGCCTGCCTGCCGAAGACGGTCACGTCCACGAAGTTGGGCACGTCCTCCCACTCGCCGGTCTGCTGGTTCTTCCTGCGGTCGTTCACGGCCATGCCGAACGCGAGGACCTCGGTGCCGCCCGTGGTCTGCCGCAGCTCCGGGTCCCTCGTGAGGTTGCCAGTGAGGAAAACGCGGTTGATAGCCAACTACCTCGCCGCCTTACCGACTGCCTCAAGGAGCGCCCTGCGCTGCCTCACGCCGAGGCCCTTGATGCGGCGGCTGGGGGCAATTCCAAGGTCGCTCATGAGGCGCACCGCCTTGTTCGCCCCGTATCCGGGGAGCGCCCTGATGAGCGTCTCGACCTTGACGCGCTCCGCCCTCGGGTCATCCAGCGCCTCCGCAAGGGTAATCTCGCGGTGCTTGAGCGCGTGCAGCAGCTCCGCCCTCTCGTGCCTAGCCTTAGCCGCCTTCTCAAGCGCGGCCTTCCTCTGCTCGTCCGTCATCTCTGGTACCGGTGTCATGCCTAGTCCTCCTCAAGTCCAAGTGCCTCGCTGAACTCCACGTGCTGCGTCTGCTCCTGCGTCCCCTGCTGCTGCTCTGCCTGCTGCTCAGGCTCCGGTTCGAGCACCTCACCGGTATCCGCGTCTACGTTGTCCGGCACGGTCACCACGGGGTTGAGGACGGCGCTGTAGTCTGGCGTGGTGCCGTCCGAGGTTGCCGCCTGCTGCAGCTCCGTGCTCATCGGCAGGTAGCGCGACGCGCGGCGTATGACGGTCTTGCGGGCCATCATCTCGTAGTCCGTCACCCACGGGCCGACGTTTGAAGCCTTGGAACGCTTGCGGATATCGTCCACATCGGCCTTGCTCATCTGCTCGAAGACGAAGCCGCCGTCGTTGAGGTGGGCGGTGCAGAAGACGTAGCGCAGCTTGGCGTCCTCGTGCTTGGCCTCCGGGTTTGCCCTGAACTTGAAGTGCTGGCCGGTCTCGTCCTCCCAGGTGTCGTAATCGTCACCCTCGTAGACGGCCTGTGCGTGGATGCTCTTGAGCTGGCCCGAGCGACGCGCAAGCTCGATGTAGCCGCGATACCCCATGACGAACTGGGCCTGCATGACTCCGTGGTTGCGGTACGGCAGGATGTAGCACATGCCGAGGCCGTCCACGTTCGAAGGCTCAAGGCCAATCTGCGAGCACTTCATGACGCACGAGAGCACGCTCGCTGGCGTGCACTCCGCGAGCTTGGGCGTCTGGTTAATCGAGCTGATGCAAATCTGCGTGAGGCGCTCCGGCGTGAGGCTCTTGGGAATCACCGCCCTCATAGCCGCCTGAACGTCGGGCCTCTCGACCAGGGCCGTAAGGCCCTTGGCGGGGTTGGCCTGCACGGTCTGCGTCTGCTGGGCCACCTGTGCCAACTGTCCCATCTAAATCTCCTTCACCTTGAGCTGGCTGTACTGGCTTGTTGTCTGGTACTCGTCGTAGAGGTCGGGGTTCTCCTCGCGGAAGCGCTTTGAGTCGAACCTCTTGCGCTCCGAGCGGTTCCAGGTGACACGCGCCACGTCGGTCTCGATGCCCTTGGCGTCCCCGATGAGCTGGCAGAGCTTGGCCTGCACGTCGCGCTTGCGCCTTGATGCGTCCTTCTCGTCGTATGAGGCGTCCGTGTACTGGCGGATGAGCCTGTCCGCCTGCGCGAGGTCATCGGGCGTCGCGTAGTCATCGCTGGGGCTTCGGTGCAGGCTCGCCAGCGCGTCGACATCCGCACCCACGACCTCGGGCATCACGTCCTTGACCACGTAGTTCTCCCAGAAGTCCGTGGCGGCGTCGGTGACGGCCCTGATGTCCTCTTCGTCCCTGGGAACGTCGAACTCGCGGTAGTCGTTGCCGCCGATGAGCACGGCCACGTGCGCCATGTCCCAGCCGGTGATTGCGAGGTACCACGTGACCTGCGTCAGGTAGTACGGTGGAACGCCGCCGTCCCACTCGTCGGCCTTGAAGGCGCTCGCGGTCTTAATCTCAAGCACGGACGGCCTGCCGTCCGGCCCGATGACCATTCGGTCGAGGTTGGCCCTCTTCCACTCAGGCCTGCCGATGAGCGTGGCGTTGAGGCGGCGCACCTTGCAGTCCGGGTGGTCGCGTGCCCAGCGGTCCGCGACTGCGGCCTCGTTGACGGTGCCCCAGTAGACGGCCTCGACGTTGGATATGTCCTCCGTGGCCTGCCTGCCGGTCTTCTCAAGCCACACGTCGAGGGCGGTGCGGAAGGGTGAGATGCCCATGATTGCCGCGATGTCGGAGCCTCCCAGGCCTGTAGCGCGGTACTCCCGCCAAGCCTCGTCAACCTCGTCCGCATCGCCGACGAACCTTACGGTGCCGAACCTCGTGCCCATGCCGAACCTCTTGAGGCTGCGGTACGAGTCGCGCACGACCATCCAGGCTGGCGGTACGCAATCGTCAGTCATTGGTTCCTCCCTCCATCAGCGAGCAGACTGTCTCAAGGTCCGTCTCAACCCAGCGCGAGAGCGCCGAGTCGTGCGCCCCGTGCAGCCACGCGACCCCGGATATCGCAAGGAGCGAGGCGGTTGTCATCCTCACGCGCGTGCGCCCGAGAGACTTCTGGCCCACGTTCGGGGTCTTGATTGCGAGGAGCGCGAAGTCAGCGCCTGCGTTGGCCTGCTCGTCCTCCGTCTGGCGCTGCCACTCGGACACGAGTGACGGCGTGACGGTGGCGTGCGCCTTTGCCTCGACGATGCCCTCGGCGTTGCCGTGGCAGACAAGGCCGTAGATGTCTCCCATGTCCCTGCTGCCGTGCAGGGCGCGCCGCTCTATGCGCTCGTCCCCGAGGCGCTCGCGCAGCCAACGTACGAGCGCCGTCTCGAAGTGTGTGCCTTTGCTTTTTGACCTGTTCACGCGACCACCCCCTGCGAGCGAAGCCAGCCCCTCCACTTGCTCAGCGCGTCGGCGTCCGACTGTGCCTTGCCGACGTACCAGCGCCCGTGCGGTGCGGGCGCTATGTCGTACGCATCCATGTCCCTGCCTATGACGCAGCGGTGGCCGTGCGACTCCGCGAGGGTGCGCTCGACCGGGCCAGCTGGGCGGGGCGATGCCGTGCCGTTGCCGAACTCGCCAATCTCGTTCGCGCCTCCCGCGTCCGTGTTCCACGACCTCATACGGAGGCGGCGTCAACAAAGTCGAACAGCGTGCGCTGCGACGCCTCCCTCACCGCCTCGCCCAGGTTCTTGCACGCTATGCGGTAGTACGACGGCTTAAGCTCGATGCCGACAAACCTTCGACCATTCCTCACCGCGACGTATCCCTCTGAGCCGATGCCGGAGAACGGGCTAAGCACGAGGTCGCCAGGGGCGCTCCACAGCTTCACCGCGCGCTCTATCACGTCCAGCTGCAGCGGGCATATGTGCCGCTCGTCCTCGTTGTCGCGTGCATTGCGGTATTGGAGCGTCCTGGATGGGTTGATGTCCATCCAGACCGGGCTTGCGTACCTCTGCCAGACGGATACGGGGAAGTCTTTGTTTGTGTGGCTCACCGGCACGGGGTTGTCCCCGGGCTTGCGCATCGTCACGAGGTAGTCGGGGATACCCTGTCTGCTCATGGCGCTGTCCTTGTTCTTCTGCTTGTTGAGCAGCCCCAGCGCCTTGGTGCGCTGCATCGCCGTTACCGGGTCCTTCCAGACGGTCACCTCGCTGTGGTAGATGAACCCGACTTGCTGGAACGCCCGTATGAGGTCTCCACGGAAGTCGCGTATCCCGATGTAACCGTCGCGCTCCTTGGACGTTGGCAGGTTCATGCAGTGGAACGAGACGAGCCGTCCTGGCATCATCACCCGGTATAGCTCCTTGAGCATGAACCCGAAGTGCTTCATGAACTCCGCATCGTCCTTGCTGTTGCCCATGTCGCGGTCGCTGTTGCTGTAGGTGTAAAGCGATGCGAACGGAGGAGAGAACACGCTGAACCCGACTGAGCCAGTCTCAATCTCCCGGAGCCTGGTCACGCAGTCCCCCTCGAGCATCCTCCATCCCTCGCCGGTGTCCTCGCGCTCGACGTACTCCGCCACGTCGCGCGACGCCATCGCCGAATCGCTTACCGTAGACTTGGCCCTTCCCACCATCTCGCGCTGCATCCCGCTAGTCGCGGCGCGCTTTGAAGTGACGTTCTCCACGATGGATGTCTCCTTCTCGGTGACCACTATGTGCACCTCCACCTCGTGCGTCTGGCCGTACCGGTAGCAGCGGTCCACCGCCTGCTTGAACTGCTCGTAGGAGTGGTCCATCCCGCAGAACGCCATGTGCCAGCAGTTCTGCCAGTTCATCCCGAATCCGGCTATCGAGGGCTTGGTGACCAGCACGCGGTACCTTCCCTCGGAGAAGCCAATCATTGCGTCCTCCTTGTGCTCGGTGGAGTCGCTGCCCTTGACCTCAACCGCATCCGGTATCGACTTCGCGAGGTATTCGCTCTCGGCATTGAGCCCGCACCATATGAGCCACTGCGAGTCATCCGAGTTGACCATCTGGGCTATGCGGTCTCCCTTTACCTCGATGGTGTCGCGGCGTGCCTTCTGCTGCTCGGATAGAGTTAACGCGCTCACATTGAACAGCTTGTCCCCACTGTCCAGCCCCGAGTCGACCACATGCGTACTCACGTGCAGCTCTGGCAGGTCGAAATCGCCATCCTCGTATCCGAGGTCTGACGGGCGCGTGACCATAACCGCCCACGAAGCCACCCAGTCCCAGAACCTGTCCTTTGCGTGGCCCTTGAGCCGCCAGTGCGACGTGTCCCCCCCGTCGTGGATGAAGAACGTGGACAGCATCTCTGACCTCGACATGATGCCGATGAATTCAGAGTGGTTGCCAAGTTCCATGTAGTCGTTCGGGCTTGGCGTCGCGGTACATGCGAGCTTGTATGGCACGTGCCTGAACCGGTCGATAATCTGGTTCCTCGTCTTGCCGGTGAAGCTCTTGAGGATGGATGACTCGTCGAGCACCACCCCGTCGATTGCCACGTCCTGGAAGTGGTCAAGCATCTCGTAGTTGGTGATGTTGATCCCGGGCTTGCACTCGGAGCCGTCGCGCACGCGCGTCACGTTGATGCCGAACTTGCGCCCCTCGCGCACGGTCTGCGCGGAGACCGCCAGCGGCGCGAGGACTAGCACCACACCGTTTGTCTTGTTTGCCACCTGCTCCGCCCACGCAAGCTGCATTGGCGTCTTCCCCATGCCGCAGTCCGCAAAAACCGCCGCCTTGCCACGCCTGCAAGCCCACGTCACTATGTCACGCTGGAACGGATAGAGCCGGTCGTTCATGTCAACCGGCTCGAATCCAGCGTCTTTTGGGACGAACTCCTTCTTTCGGAGGAATTCGTCGTATGTCTCGCTCATCTCTGGCTCTCCTCCATCCACCTGTCCATCTCGCTCACCGCGATGCGGTATCCCTTGGTCGCGCCGTTCGGCATCACGAAGCGCAGCCTCCCGGCCTCGTGCTCGTTGCGCAGCGTCCTCTCGTCGATGCCCGAGTAGCGCGCGGTCTCTGCAACCGTGTACGCCCTCGCGGGAGGCAACCCGGCCTCCACGGCGAAGCTCAGCGACCTGCTGCCACATGGAAGGGGAGCCTCGCTCAGACGCCTGCGAAGCTCCCTGCCAAGCTCGTCGACCTGACTCAGGTACGCGTCAATCGGGTCAGCTGCCATTCCTCCTCCTCTCGGCGTCGATGCGGTTGTGGCACCTGGTGCAGAGCAGCACCAGGTTCTCCGGGGAGTTGGTCCCGCCCTCGGAGAGCGCCCTCACGTGGTGCACCCCGCCTCCCCGCGTGTGCCACTGCCTTCCCATGCGCACGGCCACCAGGCGTCCGCAGGCCGCGCAGCGCCCCTGCTGCCGCTCGATTACCTCCTGGCGGGCGCGCCTGTACTCGGCGCTGGAATACTCCGCACGCCAGGGGTTCTCGTCGGCCCTCCTGCCCTCCTGCTCGCGGCTTCGCGTGCCGTGCTTTCTGCTCGCACCGCCACAGCGCGGGCAGGGCTGGCCGATGGGCACCGGCTTCCCGCAGTGCGGGCACATCCTGGTCCTCATCTGCCGCTCCTCTGCGCACGCTTCTTAGCCGCCTGGTACTCGCGCTCCGCCTGCCGGATGCTGGCCTCCTCCTCGCGGAGGCTCGTGAGCTTCCTCGTCCAGCAGGTGGGGCACATGCCGTGACGCGCGGCTGCGGTGTGCGGCCTAATCTCGTGGACCCCGCACACCGGGCACACGTCACCAGGCGAGACCCTGAGCGAGACGTGCATCTTCTCTGCCATGCGCTGCACCGCCTTCGGGGAGCGCCCGAGAATCTCGGCTATGGCGTCCGCGCCCTCGTTGCGATTGCGGGAGAGCGTGCGCCTCTCCGAGTTTGACCACGGCTTGTTCTCGTTCGGGTATGCCGTCTGAGCTGCCGAGGGGGAAAGCCTCCCCCCTCCGTTTCTGTCCTTCACGTAACCTCCACAACCTAGACGATTACGGTACCGTGCTCGACCCAGGCAGCGAGCAGCACGAGCGCGGCCATGACTGCCACGCAGAGCGGCCACGCGCGGTCGGTGATGAAGAGCTGGTTGTATGGGCCGTAAGCGAGCCACCCGCGCTCGCATGCCCAGTCGACTGCCCTACCGAGCATCGGTCCCCCTCCCGTTGCAGTAGCGGTTGATGAAGTACCGCTGGCCCTTGCCGGTTACCTTGGGCGTGCGGTTGATGGTCACGTGGCCGTCGCTGTGGGTCACCGCCGTCTCCTTGATGCGGAAGAGGCCCATCTCCATGGCCCTCTGCGTCGGGACGTTGTAGTTGCTGCCGGTCTTTCCGAGGAACCCGTCGTTGCGCAGGACCTCGAACATGCGGTTCTGGCCCACCTCGACGCCGTTCTGCCGCAGCATCTTGGCAAGCTCGCCGACGAGGCATGTGCCGTCGCTCGCGGCCACCGCGTCTGCGAACAGTGCCTTCGGCTCAAGCTCGGCGATGCGGTCCATCTGGCGGTCGATGGTCCTCTGGGCGATGAGCACGGCGCGGGCCATGGTCTCGTCCGGCGTCTCGTCAACGCGCGCGACCATGTAGCCTCCGTCGCGCCGGATTGACGGGAGCACCTCGTGGGTCACCCAACGCTTGTACGCCATTGCCTCTGACTTACGGGACATAAACACAACCTCGTACATGCCACCCTCGTTGGTCGTGTTGACCCTTTGCTTACGCCCAAGCGAATCGATGACCTCAGTAGTGCTTAGGTCATCTTCGTTAAGCCTGCTTGCAACCATCGTCGGGTTGCTTAGGTCGAGTGCCTTGCAAAGGTCGGCGATAACAAACCACGGTTCCCCGTTCTCGTCGGCAACAACTCGCAGCTGTCCGAACTCGGGATTGTTGAAAACTTGCGGTAGAATCTCATCTGACATAGAAGCCTCCTTACTTCATGTCGCGCCCGCCCCTGTGCACCCAGGCGGCGGGCTTTCTCTTTCCGTGCCATCCGCGCATGCGGCGCGGGCCAGGGCGGCGGCGCTGAGAATTTTGGGCAGCGCCTCATGCCGTCCTTGAGACGCCCATCGGTGGGACGGAGTAGGCCCACAGGGCGAATCCGCGTCGCACGCGCGGGTGGCACGGCCTTTCTGTCTTGCTTTCGCCGGTCGGGACTTCTTGGCCCGTTGCCGACTCCGCACCGCTCCTCGGACGCCCGTGGACGCATCCACAACCCGTGTTCGCAGGTCATCGCGCTTACTAGGCTCGCTGCTAGGGCACGTCTCCGTGCGGTGCTTTTGGTTTTCAGGGTGCGGGTGGTGCTGTGATGCAGCCAGGTAAGCGGAAACCAGACAAACCTCAATAGGTTTGTTTAGTTGCCCTCAACAGGCAAAAAAACATCATCGATGTCGCAATGCAGGAACTCGCAGACAGCCTTCGCCTGACCGATGGTCATGCGCTCCTGGTTGTTCTCATACTTGCTGTACGTCTGCCTTGAGATGCCCAGATACTCGGCAACTGCCTTTTGGAGAACACCGCGCTGCTTCCTGACTTCCTTGAGAGTCTGCATACACCCCTCCTCTCCCCGTTGCTGACGCGATGATAGTTAAACAAACATTCCGTAGTCAATATCGATTCACTAAAATGTTCTAAAAAGTTGTCCAACGTCGGTTTGGAGTGGTGAGAATGTCTGTCGGAACAAACATACGTTCACTCCGCAAACAGAACCACCTCACGCAAGAGGAACTTGCCGACAAGATAGGGGTCTCTCGCTCGACGGTAACTCAGTGGGAGAACGGCTGGTCGAACCCACGTATGGGAATGGTTCAGAAGCTCGCAGCCACGTTTGGCGTGCCAACGACTGCGATAGTCACAGACAAGATGGTAGATGGGATTCCCGATGGCGCGATAATCCCAGAACCGTCCAAACCAGCCTACGCTCCTCTGCTTGGGCGCGTACACGCGGGAGACGCGCAGGAACCAGACATTCTCGAAGAGCGCGTGTCTCTTCCTGCTGAGGTATTCGAGCACCACCCGAACGCCTACTTCCTTGAAGTCGAGGGTGACTGCATGAGCAACGTCTACCCCGCTGGCTGCTTCATCCTCATAGACCCTGACGTTGCCCCGCAGAACGGCTCAATCGCGGTCGTGTCGATAGACGGTGCCGATTACGTCATGCGCAGACTGTACAGAGGAGCCACTACCGTTGTCCTCTCACCAGACTCCGCACGTGATGGATACGAGGACATCGTAATTACTGGCAATGACCACACCATCGAGTATCACGGAACCGTGGTGTGGTGGCAGGCAAGCAGAGAGTACGAATAGGGCTAGGAGGAGAGATGGTAGACAGAAGGACGTTCATCGGGCTTGCTGGAATGGTCGGCCTGTCGCTTGCGGGATGTGGGACTGGAAACGCGGTCACGCAGACCACAGACAGCCCGCAGGCAACCGAGGTGGAGCAGACGCCATCGGAGAAGCCCGCGCAGCCGAGGGTCACTGAATACTGTTTCTCGACCGACGATGACAATGAATACAGTTATTGGACGGCAATTGTAGAGAACCCGAACACGTCGTATGCCGCCACATACATGCGCGTCCGTGCCACTGCCTACGACGAGAACGGAGCGATTCTCGGGACAAGCGAAGACTCTGCTCAGCTTCTGCTCCCCCAGCACAAGGTGGCGTTCAACCAGCAGCTTGGCAGGTATGTACCGGCTAGCGTCGAGGTTGAGGTTGCTCAGCTAAATGACAACGAGTTTGCAGCGTGGGACTTGGAGACTGACGGAGACCCGAAGTTCGAGATAGCAAACCTGAATGAGATAAACGACGGGAGACATACCAAGGTCACCGGCACGGTGCACAACGACTTCACCCAGAAGACCGATATCTGGGTAGTGATTGCACTGCGCGACTCTGAGGGAAAGCTCATTGACGGGATGTATGGGTACGCGAAGGACGCAACGCCTCAGGATGACACGGCATTCGAGGCCGAGGTGTTCTACGTCGCTCCCGAGCACGCTAGCATCGAGGGGTACGCGAACCCAATTGTCCCAAGGTAGCTACATCTCATAATGAAGTAATAAGAGACAGAGACGCCCGTGGGTGACCGGCCAAGTCAAGACCCACGGGCTGCGCACTCTCCCACCCATCGTCATGAAGGGATGTGCAAGGAGATTATGGCACGAAAGGGCAGGCGTGCGGCATGGGGCAGCGTCGAGGAGATGGTCAGGGGCAAGAAGTACCGCCTCCGCTACTGGGCGTCGACGCCAGAGGGGTACCGCCGAGTCTCCGAGATTGTCTACGGCACCCGTGCGGACGCCGAGGACGTGCGAGCGCAGCGCCGCCTCGACCACGGCAGGGAGAGGCCCACGCCGACCGTGCGCGACGCATACGAGCGTTGGTGGCTACCGAGCTTCGAGCGCAGGGTCTCCGAGGGTGACGCCAGCAAGAACTCGCTGAGGGTGTTCAGGTCGACGTGGAACCGATGGTGCGACCCCACGTGGGGCGCTGTCGAGGTGTCCTGCGTCCGTCCCATGGACGTGCAGGACTGGCTGCTCAAGATGCCGCTGAGCGTGTCCAGGAGGGCGCGGTCGCTCATGACCGGCGTCATGGACTACTGCGTGAGGTACGAGCTGGTGCCGACGAACCCGTTCAGGGCCAAGTACGACATGCCGAGCGCGTCAACGTCGGAGACCAAGGACCGTGGGCTGTGGACAACCGACGAGATAGTCAGGCTGTGCGACGCAGCCAGGGGCGAGTGGTTCGAGGGTGCCTTGCTCGTGCAGGCTTTCGGCGGCACGCGCGTGGGCGAGACGCTTGGCGTGATGGCTGCGGACGTGTCACCATGCGAGACCGGATGCGGCACTGTGGCGCTCGTGGGCATCCACAGGCAGGTTTCCAACCATGGCGAGGTCACGCAGAAGCTCAAGAACAGCCAGAGCGACAGGGTGGTCCCAATACCGGGGGCACCAGGCGAGAGAATACTCTCGATAGCCTCGCAGCGCGACGGATGGCTCACTAGCGACGGGCTTGGTGACCATGCGTCGCAGAGGGCCTACGGGCGTGCGGTCGCGCGGTGCGCGGGGCGCATTGGACTCGACCAGCACCCGGTGCGCTCGCTGCGCAACGCCTGGGAGACCAGGATGCGCTGGGAGTGGGGCCTGCCGCCATACGTCGTGGAGCCGATGATGGGCCATGCAGGCAGGGACGTGACGGGCCAATACTACGACCGGCCATCCCCGGAGACGATGGCGCAGGTGGTTGCGGAGGCGCATAAGTTGCACCCATACGAATCCACTTGGGACAAATAGGGACACAAAAGCTTTATGCAATGCGTTCTACATGCGATAACGTTCTTACGTCGTATAC